TTAAGCGATATTCATCGCTGGTCAGGCGAACCGGCTGAGTGGTTGAAGGAATACTTTTACCTTCAATACACGATAAAGACTGCCGGGAAAGAAATTAGCTTGGCAAACGATACTGTTAGCACGGTATCAGATGCAACGGAACTAATTAATTTGGTGATCGATTTTATTTTCGATTACCAGGTTCCGATCAACGACGGCTATCCATTGTTGCCTCGTGATGAAGCATATTTTCAATTCAAGTGCATTCAAAAAAGGCGCTGCTTGATCTGCGGTCGTGCTGCTGACATCAACCACATTGATGAGGTCGGCATGGGTCGTAACCGTAACAAGTTAGACCATACGCAGGCAAGATTATCAGCCTTATGCCGGGTGCATCATACGGAATTCCATCAAATTGGTTATCAAATGTTTTGCAAGAAGTATCGCTTAACTAACTTAGGTGTGAAGGTTAACGCCGAAACACTGAAACGAATCGGCATGAAAGGAAATTACAGAGGAGGAAATTAAAAAATGGACTTCAAAGAAGAAATGGACGCTTATTCACAAGGATTGAGAAGAACGTTATTGCTATCGCCATTGGGCATTGACATTAGCGATGAAGCAAAAGAGTTAGCAAAGGACATCGCTAATTTATGCCGTGAAAGTGGCCTTGACTATGTAGAAATTCAAAAGGCCATTATCCATGCAGATAACAGCCTTTACTATCATGCGAAACCTTAATAATCCCACCGATCATTGTCTAGTTCGTGTTTCGCGTCAATTTGTGAATATTGGTCTGAAATTTGTTTAGTAGCACCAAGAATAAAACAGTTAGTTGAATGCTGATAGATTCCACGTTCTATATATCTATCGTCTGCATAACTCGTTGTTGTTACTTTTAACAATTTCCAACCATGTTCAAGCAGCTTATTAGCGAGATCAATTGATTCAACACTAGCTAAACGGTAAACATTTTTTAAATTCATAAAATCACCACCTTTAAAGTTGATATCAAGATTTTAACAAACAATCAGCATGAAGGGAGCTTATGGCAATGGATAAATACGAAGGAAGCCGACTATTCTTAAACATTCCGGCTGATGTCGCTCATATGCCAAACATTAAAGATAAATCAATCCTATTATTCGGTGAGATTTATTCAATGCTTAACGTAACGGGGAAGTTTTATATGAGCAACAAGGCGCTGGCAGAGCGTTTGCATTGCAAGCCAAGAACGATCACTGATTGCGTAAAGCAACTGCAAGAGTTAGGGCTGATCAACGTAAAGAATGTTTATCAACCTAACTCAAAAGCAATCAAAGGCCGTGAAATAACTCTCAACCCCCTATGGCAAAAAAATGCTAGAGGGTATAGCAATGAAATGCTAGAGGGGTATAGCAATAATTTGCTAGAGGGTATAGCAGCAGATTGCTATGTAAAAGAGCAAGAGAATAGAACAAAGAATAGAACAGTAAAAGATATATATAGTCAGGCAGAGCCTGACGGTGTAGCTGACAAAACGAAAACAATCATTGACTACCTGAACGAAAAAACAGATAGCCACTACAAAGCAACTACACCAAAGACCAAGCAGCTAGTTCAAGCAAGGCTAAAAGAAGGATTCACGGTTGATGACTTCAAAACGGTTATCGACAAGAAAACTGCTACTTGGCTGAACGACAACAAGATGAACAAATATCTACGGCCGTTAACGCTGTTTGGCACGAAGTTTGAAGACTACCTTAACGAGAAAGTAAAGGGCCAACCAGACAAGAACGATCCTTACTACACCGAAAAGATTAATCCGATGACTGGTCAGCCAGACCCTAACGGACTGACGCGGTATCAAATGGACAACGAATACTGGTAGTTTACGGATTTCAAATCCGAAAACATAATGGAGGTGAAACATGCTTAGCGTAAAAGATAGCGCCAAAGAAGGCGTTAAGAGTCTAAAGAAAATCTTTGCCAAAGAAGGCTGGGAACTGCCAGATGTTGATCTGACTGATAAGCAAGCAATGGCTGACTATCTTAAAAAGAAAGCTGAACCGCTGCATGCTGAATGGCGGAAAGAGAATGTACGGCACAACTTTAACCGAGTGTTTAACAAGTCGCTATGGACTGGTGAGCCAATCAAATTCACATATGCTGATTGGCAACCAAAGAAACAGCCAAACGAGCAATTGGCCCGTAATCTAGGCAATCAGTCGTATTTGTTAGCCAAAGAAATTGCGGAAGGCAAACCATATCGGGTTTATCTAGCAGGAAAGCCAGGCACTGGCAAGACAAGCCTAGCGTTGGCAATGGTTGATTTCATCAGAAACAACTCGAACAAGACGGCTATGTTTGTTTCAACTGATGCACTAGCAGAACTGTATGCAATGCGTTTTGACGACAAGCAAGCCCAAAACCGGCTTTATGAGTTGAACGCCTATATGAAGGGCGACAAGCGATTGAAAATTGAGCCGGTGGACGTTCTAATCTTAGACGACTTTGGAACGGAAGGCGGTATGCGGACCGACAAACAAAGTCAAGTCCGAGTTGATATGCAAAAGGGACTGTTTGCAGTAGCAGACGCACGATACGGCAATCAAGCGACGATTGTAACAACAAACAACACAATGGCAGAGCTTGAAGCTATGTACAACGAGAAGTTATTAAGCAGACTGATAACGCGGAATCAAAAGCGCCGACTGGTGTTTAACGGCATGACAGACGTTCGAGCAAGCATGATTTAGAAGGTGAAAAAATGCTGAAAGTAACGAAAGACAAAAAGATTCTGGACACTGAGCAACGTTGCGCTTGGTGTGATGGTTCGGGCTATCTGGACGCAATCGAACGCAAGTGCCCGTTCTGCGAAGGCGATGGCATGCTGCGTATTGACCCGGCAATCGTAAAAATCATGAAGAGTTCCGGGCATTGGGACAGCAACAACGAAGTAGACGCAAGCCTAATGCACGATATGGGGGTATAGAGTTGAAAGTTTTGGTGAAGTTATTCTACGCATTGGCGATTATCGCAATGCTGGCAACAACGGTCGGCTTTTTCTGGGCATTATGGATTAACGCCACTTTAGGTATCAAAGCAATGGTAACTGCTATGTTTAGCGCTTTGATTTTCGCTAGTGTCGGCGAGTCATTAGACCATTGATGATTAAGCTGATCTTACCGATTGAACCGGTAGCACAAGCAAGGCCACGAGCAAGAAGGTTCGGCAAGGGCATTCGGCTGTATGACCCACCTAAAACAGCAGCATTCAAGAAACAGTTGCGAGCATTGGCAACAGAGATGTATCACGATGCACCAGTCGAGGGTGAAATCTATATCAAGGTAGCCTTTTATCGAAAGATTCAAAAGAGCATATCGAAAAAAGAACACGATAGACGGGCGTCAGGAGCGCATAGACCGATTGTAAAAGCCGACTTGTCTAATTACCTTAAATCATTCGAAGATGCCTTAAACGGCGTTTTATGGAAAGATGACGCAATGATCGTTCACGAAGAAATAGACAAGTATTACTCGGACAAGCCAAGAATAGAGGTTGAAATTTATGCAAAAGAAACTTAACGGCCGTAAATGCTCTGTGGTTGGGAATTCTCAAGAAATTACGATTGAAGTTAGGAGTATGACAAATGCTGACTAAAGAGGAACTATCAAAAATCACCAAGCAAGCAATCGGAACGCTGCATTATACCTATATCGTTGGGAAGGTAAGCTCACAAAACAGCTTTGCAATTCAGCTGTATGACGCTATCAGTGAAGAGCTTGTCGCAAACTCGTTCATTTACGAAGGCGATAAGCCAGGCCGGTTCACAATTGATTTCGTACCAGAACGGAGCAACAAGACCGATCGTGAAGTGCTGCGTGATATTAACAGCCAACTGTACGACTATTTCGATGAACAACTAGAGCCGAAATATTATATCAAGCTGCTAAACACCGAATACGGGTATCTGGCAAAGGTAGAAGGCACAGATACGTGGAGCGTAACATCGCTCAAGATTGCCAAGATGAGCAACCAAAAAGTAGCGTTCACGGCTGGTGAAATCAGCGAAATTGCAAATAGCGATTTATGCGCTAACTTGAACCCTATGGATTTATGGCACGCTGCGGAAGAAGTCGAGGAGGATTAAATCATGGTATCAAGCTACAAAGGGACTGAAAACAACGAACAGCCAAAGCGCTTGTTGTTGGCGTTCGAAACGAGCGAAGAAGTTCAAAGGTTTTTCATCAAAGGCGTATTTCGTACCGAAACCGCGCTGATTGATCAAGCAATGCGCAAGGGTACGTTGTATCGCACTACTGGTGAATTTGGCAATATGATCGCTATCGTGCCGAACAAAATCATTAGTTTGTGTGAAATTCCTGACTTGGAACGAGTTAAGGGGCTGATTAAAGATGAAGATCAAGATTGACGACAACTATTACATTACTAGCGACAGTTACAACCCTGCCATTCTAGTTAAGTTTGGTATTAACAAGGAAAATGGCGAAGTCGTTGAGCTGCGGCGCTGGTATTGCGGACGCAAACTAAGTGCTGCGTTTGACGAGTATATCAAGCAGACGGCGAACAACGATGATGAGATTAAGACCATGCAAGGCTATGCTGCGCTAGTTGATAGCGCTGAAAAGCGGATTGCAAAGATGTTGGAGGAAAAAGAATGAAAGCAGCAAAAAGACTATTCGGAGTGTTGTTTTTCGTATCGTGGCTATCTACGTTTGTCGGAGCTTTTATTTATTTTTGGTTTGATGGTTCTAATGCTGCTATTGGCGACAAGGTGTTTTCAATTGCGTTGACGGGTGCAACGGTTTTCGGTGGTGCATATCTAATCATGAAGGAGCAAGAATAATGAGCAGTAAACGGGCACGGGAACATGCAGGGCTTGTACTTGCGTTGAAAGCATACAAGCGTTGCTATCGTGCCAACGGGCCAGGCGTTTCTGGTCCACGTTGGCGAGCATATCGAACGGAGCGAGAAAAGGAAATGAGGCGTTGGCGATGAACTTAAAGGAAATGTCGAAAGAACTAAAAGAACGGTTAGGCGTTGATATTATGTCGGACGCGTTATCTAAGCACGAACGCCAAGAACGAAAAATGAACAATTGCGTTTCAACTGATTATCCGTTAGGAAACGTTAGCGATATGTGCCGTGAAGAACAAGAAGACCCAGAAGAAATCAAGCAGTTAATAGATTGGTACGATTTCAAGTATTGCCCATACTGCGGGCGAAAATTATCTTTTTAGACGCAAAAACGAAAGCGAGGGACCTATGAAAATTTTATATGATTTGATCAAGACGTTCTTGGAAACAGGCCTTTTAGTTGCGATTCTCTTGATAGCGTCTTTTATCGAAAAAACATTTCACATTGACGGATTCGTGGCGTTGATGATAGTGGTACTGGTTTTACAGATTCTTCTAGGAGATAGCTGGCTATGTATTTGGAAGATTTAGAAGATAAACGAGCCGAGTTGGTTTTGCCGTTTGAGTTTTTAGAAAGGAAGATTGCTGGTCTATATGATTGTTTGGTCTTTATTCGACAGCGGTGAGGGTGCATATCAACGCACGATTAACCATTATTTCAAAGGTGCGTTGGACAACTACTCGCTTGGGATTGACAAGTTGCATAAGGGCAATAACTTTATCAACGTTAATCTTGCTGATTATAATGCAATTTTTGGCGATGATACATTGTTTGATACGTTGGATAAATTGCCAAAGCCAGACATTATTTTGGCAAGCCCACCATGTGAGTCGTGGAGCGTTGCCAGCGCTATGAAGGGGGGGAACAGCTGCTACGTTTGGAATACAGGCGAATTGATTATGCGCACAGATGCCAGCATGACAATTAACAACGACCATTCGCCATTTAAGCATATCCCTTGGAAAGTTATGTATACACGGGTTAATGGTGAGTTATGTGCTTACAACACCGTTCGTATTATTCAGCGTTACCAACCTAAGTATTGGGTAATCGAGAATCCATATAGCTCGCATATATGGCTCTACTTGGAACATTATCACGGCTTCAAAGGCTACTTAAATCAAGCACATTACGGGGCTTATAGCGACGATTTTCCCAAGAAACCAACTGGGTTCATGAGCAATGTAAAACTGGTGCTTAGAAAAATGCCCAAAGGTGCTAAAAGCAAGTTCAAGATCGGTTGCGACAAAGATGACCGCAAGCAAATTCGCGATTACAACAAGCGCAGCGACATTCCCGAATTGTTGGTCAAAGACATTTTAGACCAATTAATCAGCAAGGATCACACTTGCCGGAAATTACCGCAAGACAAAACGGAAGGACTGCTGCAATTCGTAACAGACATATTTGAGTAAGGGCGAGGTACAAAACGATGGAAATGAAACAGGTGAAAATCAGATTTCAGCAACGTCAACCTGTAACACTAGGCGATAGGCGTTGGTATCTGATCGAAGAAATAAATTATAACAACGGCGAAGTTATGTTAGATGAGTGTTGTTATGAATTCAAAAAAGATGGTGGGAAATTGGTATCTAAACATTTGCCAAAGGTATTGGCAACAGTTGGCAGCATTGAAGTGCCAGGATTGCTAATGTATAAACCTAGCGATTTAGGTTGGTGGTTCTAATGCGTAAAAATTGGAACGGTTTAGGGGCAGTTATAGTTGGTTGCATTGTATTTTGGGTGCTAGTAGCAATGGTGGTTTTGAAAGTGATAGGCGGTTAGATGGTAGACATGAAAGAGTTTTACTATTTAGAAAACTGGTATCGTACAACGTACCCGGATTTATATATGGAGTACGATTTCTTGGACGATGATGGTTGTCCAGACGGTGAAACAGCAACAGCAAAGTATAAGAGATTGCAAGGCATGATTAAGGAAATGCGAGCAAGCTATCATAAGCCGGGGCGAAGCGTTGATAACTTTTCCATTGAAGCCGAGATTTACGAAAAGCAAAAGGAAGCGCTTGAGCAAGGGAAAAGCTGGCATTGGGTTATCGAGAACGTGCCAATTTCTAGAAGTAGCTACCTTTACCATGTTCGGAAAAATGGTGCATTAAAAGTTATGCACAAAAAGATACCGTCAATCGTAGAAAAGCCGGGAATCAAAATCACTGTTAAAGATCTAAAACTTGGAAAAGTTATGCACTATAACAGTATCCAGGCTGCGGAACGTGCACTAGGTTTCACTCACCACACACTTCACAACTATTTGAAACGCAGACTAAAAAGCCGTATCTGGAACGCTATGAAGTCGAAAGGGGTTAGGCATGGAAATTAAACAAGCTGAACTATTTGACGAAATCGATGAGCAGGCAACCCGCCAAGCGGTGCGTGATTTCTTTTTTGATGATGGATTCAACAAGCGGACGTTTAGCCATATTTTACGCAAGGCGGGGTCAGGCGATATTAAAAGCCCGTCATTATCTGCTGACGGCGGTTTCGGCGGTGGCGGTGGAAATCACAACGAAGACGCTTTTATCGCTCACACGGAGTATTCACGGGCATTAAACGCGGTGTATGACGCAATCAACAATTGCTTGAGCGAAGAAAGCCGGGTTATTCTGAAAAACCGGTTTGTCAAGCGAGAACAGGTTGAAGACGTGAAAGAGCTGCTGCATATCAGTAGCAACAAGAGCTGGCATAAATCAGAAAAGTTTGCATGCTATGAGTTTTCAGAAACGATTGAAACAGCGATTGCAAAATACCAAGTTGAAGAGCTTTTCCCGACGTTTACAATCATGAAAAAAGCAACAGCTTGAAAAGTGGTATATAAGGTAGTACCAATTGGGGTACTAAGAGGGGATTAAACAATCCTTGAAAATGCGATATATTGGTATTGTGCCAGAGATGGCATAGAACCTTTCTGTTCCGATGGTCTTTCAAATTTGTTGGAAATGGAATCCTTTCAAGACGATTGTTTAATTTAGTCATACTTTGATTTCTAGGCTTGCATGCGCAAGAAAAATATTCGCGATTGCGAAGCGACTTTATACCTACTAAGCAAGGAAACTTGCTTTTTTATACCGTATAAGATGGCAAATGATTACTTCCGTAAACCTTAAACTTAATCGCTCCAATATATGATCATTTGCGAGGCGGTGCGATTCCGCCTTACGGTGTTACTACTCGAAAGACACGACGAGTAGTTGGAAGGTCCCAGGTGGGCTTGCTGTTAACGTTACTTGAACGATCTACCGGCGTTAGCAGCATGCAAAAAGTGGTGCGAGTCCACTACCTATCCTTTGCCAGAGATGGCGCAATTTAAATAGATTGCATAATCCTTTGCATATAATCCTTCCGGCAATGGTGTTCCTTATCAACGCCGGCGGGTTGTGTATCCTTAGCTCAATGGCAGAGCATCCTAATCCGAAGGTTCGCAGGTTCGATTCCTGCAGGATACGTTGCCTATGGGCAAAAAATAAAACTACTTTTCGTTGAGTTACACAAAGAATAGTTTTATAGCGTACGTTGACAGTGGTCGTTGGCGTGCTGCTTACGCATCAGTTTCAATTGACGGGTTTCGGCCCGTCTTTTTTATTTGGTCAGGAGAGCGAACGAATGTTTATCACAAAGAAATACGGGCTAGTCAGTAGCCGGTCTGAGTATATCGCGTTGGCTCATGCTGACCGGATATGCAGAGCACGACACAAGGCCGAGAAAGAACGACACAAGCCCGCAAAGACAAAGATTGATAAAAAGGCCAGGTATAGTGTTAAACCGCCTATGATGAAGTTGTGAGGTGCAAAATGGAACGATCAAACGTTATTTATTTGGTTCCTGATATCGAAGGCAAAATGCACGCTATCAACGCAAGCGATATAGAAGGTCTGATAGTCGCTGAAACCTATGGAGATGGCGACACATACGATACGCTTACGGCAAAATGCAAAGATGGCTATGAAATGTTTTTGTTACCGGCTGGCACAATTGAACAGCGATTTGATAGGACGATATGGCGATATAAATATTTAGAAGTGTGATAGCAACGGCTACCACTTTTTATTTTTAATAAAGTGAGGTGTGGTGATATGGTATGAGTGGCACTTACAAAACTAAACAAAATGGTCCTTTTTACGAATTGGACCACCGCCGACAAAAAGCGGTTATGTTATTGTTTGAAGATGAGCTAACAGATGAAGAAATTGCTAAGTCCGTACAGCGGAGCAGGTTTACATTAAATAACTGGAAACATGATGAACTGTTTAGGGCAGCGCAAAAGCAATATCAATCACTTGTTGTCAAAATCGACTACCAAAGCAAAGCAGTCAAGAAACTTAAAGAGTTGTTAGACGCTAAATCAGAAATGGTTCAATTGCAGTCAGCAACCACGATTTTAAAAATGGCCGGTATGTTATCAGATAACGACACGCCGGAACTTACACAAGCTAAGGTTCGTAAGGCAAATGCAGATGCACGGGTTGCAGAGGCACGGGCTAAGGCGCTTGAAGATAACGGGGCGGACGTTGAAGTTCTGATCGACAAGATGCTTACAACAATCGAACATAAGGATAGTGAAGAGAATGCTAACTGATTTATTTACGGAAAAGCAGAATAAGGTTCTGCATACGTACTTAAATAGTGATTTTCGCATTATGATTCTATCCGGTGCCGTTCGTTCTGGTAAGACGTTCATAAACAACTATCTGTTTTTGCTTGAGCTACGGCGAGTAGCACGGCAGGCGAAATTAGAAGGCGAGAAACACCCGCAATACATTTTAGCCGGTGCGTCCAGTGGTTCGATTTATAACAACGTGATTCTAAGCATTGTAAACACGTTTGGTATCGACCTACCACCAGACCGGCACAATCATTATCATTTGTTTGGTGTTGACATTACGCCGGTTTATACTAATTCGATTAGGGGTTTAGCCGGTGCACGTGGTTTTACGTCCTATGGAGCATACGTTAACGAAACAAGTTTAGCTAATCAACGGGTATTTGAGGAAATTAGCAACCGTTGTTCTAAGCCTAACAGCCGTATTATTTGCGACACGAACCCCGACAACCCGCAACATTGGTTGAAAACTGATTATATCGATAAGGACGACCCTAAAGCACGGACAATCTACTTTAATTTTACGATTGACGAAAACACTACGCTTTCAGCCGACTACGTGGAATCATTAAAGGCTGCTAAACCGAGCGGGGTATTTTATGATCGTGATATTTTAGGTTTGTGGGTAAGCGGTGATGGTATTGTCTATCGTGATTTTGACAAACGTAAGATGCTGATCGATAAGAAAGACCTACCAGACGACTTAAGCTACTATTGCGGTGTTGACTGGGGTTTTGATCACGCTGGTGTGATCACGGTCTTTGGTGATGATAGGCAAGGCAACGTTTATTTGATTGAAGAACACACCAAGCAATTCAAGTTCATTGAGTATTGGAAAAGCATTGCGAAGGATATTCAGGCTAAATACGGTCGGAATATCCTTTTTTGGTGCGATTCAGCCCGTCCGGACAACGTGAGCGAGTTTCAACAAGCTGGCATTCAAGCCCGAAACGCTAACAAGGCGAAAATGGCAGGTATTGAAAAGGTCAGCGAATTTATGAAACAAGGCAAGTTCTTTGTTGTCAAAGATGGTGTTGATCAGTTCCTTGATGAAGTTTATCAGTACGTTTGGGACGACAAGACCGGCGAGCCAGTCAAAGAGAATGATCACGTGATGGATTCAATGCGGTATGCGGTATACAACCAACATCGCGACAACCAAGCACGGACGATTAAATCAAGATATTTCTAGTATTAAACACTCATGGTGTGCGTTTAATAGATAGTGAAAAAGAGGTGAGAGAATGGCAATTCAGAAAACGATTAGTGAAAACTGCTACGTTACCAAAGAAGGCGTATATCTGTACGCCGGTGAAGAGCTGGACACAAACAGCTTAATGCAGTTTGTCAATGAAAACCGTCAACGGGCTGCGAAGTATAACCACTACTACGACTTATATAGCGGTAATCACGATATTCTGCACAAACCGCGTTATCGATCTTTTAGACCTGACAACCGTATCATTAGCAACTGGGCTAACTATGTTGTTGATACGTATGTCGGCTATTTTATTGGCAAACCACCTAAGATTGCGTTAGATGACGATAGCACTAACGAGCGACTGCAAGACTGGCTTAACGTCAACTCATTCCAAGACAAGCTGAGCGAAGTTGCCAAGCAAGTTGCTATCTATGGCCGATCATATATGATGGCTTATCAAAACGAGAGTAGCGAAACTGAAATTGCGGTTGCTGCGCCCGATAGTAGTTTCATGATCTACGACACCACGATTAAGCGGAATCCCGTTGCGTTCGTGCGCTATTCAAGCTACAACAACCAGTTAAGCGGTGAAGTTTACACCAAGAAGAAAATTACGTATTTTGGCAACGATGGTAAAACAATAGAACAGGCTAACCATTTGTTCGGTTCTGTTCCTGCTGCTGAATTTTATGCCAACGATGAGCGGTTATCTTTGATCGGCAAGATTGATACGTTGGTTGAAGAGTACGACCGCGCCATTAGTCAGAAAGCTAACCAGGTTGCTTATTTCGACAACGCCTACCTTAAGATTCTGGGTATTCCGTTGCCAACAGATGATGATGGCAATACGGTTTTGAACCTTGAACAAGACCACGTGCTTTACTCACCGAGTGCAGATGCTGCGCAAGGCGAAGTTGATTTCATCACCAAGCCAGACGGCGATAACATGCAAGAAAACATGCTTAGTCGGTTGAAAGATGATATTTTCCAAACGGCAATGGTCGCTAATCTTAACGATGAAGCGTTTAGCGGTAACGCAAGCGGGGTCGCAATTCGCTACAAGCTGTTAAGCATGCAGAACCAAGCTGCGTTTGAAGACCGCAAGTTTGCTATCAGTCTGCGTCAACTGCTGGGCACTGCGTTAGGTCTGGGCAAGGCAATCGGCACGATTAACCGTGTTGATGTCATGAAGGATTTGCAAATCGTGCCAGCGCGCAACATTCCGCTTGATATTGAAAACGAAGCACAAACTGCGTCTACATTGTCCGGCATTGTATCGAAGGAAACCCAGTTAAGTACGTTGTCGATTGTTGATGACCCTAAGAAGGAAATCGATCGTATGCGAGAAGAGCAAGCGGAAGACGTTCGCAACAACTTGCAGGCTATGCCTTCCATGACTGATCAGCAAAAGCAAGACACCGAAAGCGATGATGTAAATGCCGAGTAGCTACTGGGAAGAGCGAGCCAAGCAAGAGAAAGCCTGGCAACTCAAACAACTTGAAAATGATTCTGAGTTTGGCAAGTTGCTTGAAACCTACTACAACCAAGCTATCGAAGACATTAACGACAGTATCGAAAAAGAGCTTAACCGAGTAGGTAAAGACCAAGTAATGCAAATGGACGTCAAAGCGTATGAAACCAAAGCTAAGTCAATCGTGGCTGAGGCTGAGAAAATGCGGGCTAACGGTCAAAAGGTAACGTATGCTGATTTCAGCGACCAGGTGAACCAGCGTTTGAAGGTCTACAACGCTACAATGCGAATCAACCGGCTTGAACATTTGAAGTCCGAAGTTGGTCTTGATATGCTGCGAGCTGGTATCAAAGTCGATTCCAGTCTGCGGGACAAGTTAAGCGGTGATTATCAGAAAGAAGTCATTAGACAAGCCGGTATCATGATGGACAGCGCGCAACGTTCGCCTTGGACCGGAAAAGATGCTGCTAAGATCTTAATGGCACAAACCAACGGAGCAACGTTCAGCCAACGTCTGTGGGCTGATCAAGACGCCCTTAAAGCCAAGCTAGACCAAGTTTTAAGTGTTGGCATGATACAGGGCCAAAACCCACGTAAAATGGCTGTACGGCTACGAGAACAGGTCAAAACAGCGGTTGGCAATCAGAAGTATGTAACCGAGCGATTAGCACGGACTGAGAGTGCGAGAATTCAAACTAACGTGCAACTGGAATCAATCAAAAAGCATGGTTACAACTATGTTCAATGGATTGCTGAGCCGAAAGCGTGCCCTGCTTGTCGAGCAATTGCAAGTCGTGATAGTGGGTACGGCGAAGGTGTCTACAAGGTTGCTAAAGTGCCAAAGATTCCAGAACACCCCAACTGCCGTTGCAGCATATCCGAAACGTGGGTTGAAGGCAAAGATGATAACCTTGTCGGTGGTAAGCAATCTACTAGATTAAAAATGATGCGTAGAAGTACCCATCAACTTAAGGGAAATGACCACGTGCCAACTGATTTAATGAACCAGATACTTGGTTCGTTTATTCGGCGCGGTGGGTCCGTTCAAATGGGCAAAAAAACAGATGAGTGGCTGCGTTCTCAAGGGGCTTCAGCTTCAATTCTTGATAGTTCTACAATTTTAATTGGAACATTTGCTACTGAAATGGCAGTACGGGAAGAAGCATTTCATGCTAATCAACTAAAGCGATATGATGGTGCCCCGTCAGATGAAGAACTTATAAACATGGAAATTGAAGCGCAAATCTATTTGTTAAAGTATGCAAAAGAACACAACATGTCCTATAATGAAATTAAAGAATTAAAACGAAATCTGAGATATTGGAAACGTAAATTAGCTGATTATAAGGGAAGGTGATTGCAATGCTGAAAGTTATAGATCAATTTAAAGTGGCAGGTAAATATGCAATTATCGTCCAAGGGGCTAGATTTATTAAATGGGGTTCGTATTTAGTTGACAAAGATAATCATAAAGTCAAAGTTCTAAGCAGTAATTTCCCGTCGGTTGAAGCAGATAAGAAAAAGATCTTAATGCTTCAAGTTGATGGTGTAGTATCTGGTGATGAATTAAAAATCGAATCGGAATAATAGTTATGAGAACGCGTTAAAAAGCTTAGCTGTTTGCTAGGCTTTTTTATTAATGAATGGAGTGCCTAGCATGAGCAACAATGATTTCTTTACGGTAGCTTACAAGATTTTGAGTTATCTAAAATTCTGTTATGAGAATGGGCAAACGCCAGACCCTAATGTATTAAACGCTGATACATTCAACGTTAGTAAAGTACAGTTTGGCAACACTCTTGAAATGCTTGCTGATCATGGATACATTAGCGGTATTCAATTTCATAGCACTAAGATGGGTAAAACGTATTCGTCATTGTTGGATTTAAAAATCACCATTGAAGGGCTTCAATACTTAGCTGAAAATTCAATGATGAAAAAGGCTTATCGAATCTTCAAAGAAGTTAAAGATTGGTTGCCGTTAGTGTAAAGGTTTAGCCGAGAGCTAGGCCTTTTTATTTTCCAAATTAAAAAACAAAACTGAGAGAACTCATGCGTGGCAAGGGTTCTCTTTTTTCATGCTTAAATTTCGGCCTTTTTGACTTACTTGCAGGCCATAAAGAACAAGTTCGGAATATATAGCCGACCGGGCTTAAAACGAGGGTGTATCTATGTACAAGAAGTTAGTACAAAGCGGGCTTGTTAAAACTCATAGCTTGCCAATGATGTTGCAGTTTTTCGCTGAACAAGGCAACGAAGGTTCGGACGGTGCACCAAATACCGAATCAGAACAGCCAAGCGATAGTGAAGAAAAGCAAAGCGAGCAACAAGCCAAGACTTTCACGCAAGACGAAGTAAACAAGATTGTTAGTCAGCGTTTGGAACGCCAAAAAGAGCAGCTTAAGGCCAAGGAAGACGAGGCCAAGAAGTTGTCCCGTATGAACGCCGAACAAAAGGCTAACTACGAACTAGAGAAGGCAAACAAGCGAGCGGAAGAAGCCGCTGCAAAGCTGGCACGTTATGAAATGCGCGATAGCGCCAAGCAAATGTTGGCAGACGGTGGTTTCAGCAACGCTGATAACAGTCTGCTTGACTTGGTTGTAACTGACACCGCCGAAAGCACTCAGGAAAATGTAAACGTGCTGCTGAGCGCTATTGAGGCGATTCGAGAAGACGAGCGAAACAAACTCTTAGCGGGGAAGACGCCTAAGGTAGGCGGGAAAGAAATCAAGCCGGTATCAGCTCAAGAGCTTGTAAAGATGAGTACGGCTGAACGGGTTAAATTCCAACGAGAAAACCCTGCTGAGTATGCACGAATTTTAGGAGGTAACTAATTATGGCAGATAACATGACGATGATTGCGGACCTGGTAAATCCTGAGGTCAATGCGCCGATTGTCCAATATACGATGGAACATGCAATGCGGTTTACTCCGCTTGCACAAGTTGATTCTACTTTGGTTAACAACGCGGGGGACACGGTTAAATTCCCTAAGTTCACTTACATTGGCGACGCTAAGAACATCGCCGAAGGCCAGCCAATTCCACTGGACAAGCTGGGCACTAAGCAAGCCAGCGTTAAGGTACAAAAGGCTGCGAAGGGTACGCGAATCACTGATGAAGCTATCCTGTCCGGCTATGGCGATGTAATGGGCGAAACCAACCGTCAACTGGGCATGAGTATTGCTGATTTTGTTGATACTCAACTGCTGACTGCTGCTAAGGGTGGCACGCAAAAGGTTACGATTGCGCCAACGGTTGAAGGCCTGCAAACTGCACTTGATATGTTCAACGATGAAGATGATTCTACGGTCGTAGCTATCATGAGCCCTAAGACTGCATCTAAGCTGCGTATGGACGCAATCAACAAGAAAATGGGCAGTGAGGCCGGTGCAAACCAAGTGATCACTGGTACTTACTATGATGTTCTGGGGACGCAAATCGTACGGAGCAAGAAGCTAGCCGACACTGATATGATTCTGATTAAGGCTAACGCAACTTCACCAGCGTTGAAGCTGATCATGAAGCGTAATGTTGCTGTTGAAACCCAACGCGACATTGTTACTAAGTCTACGATCATGACGGCAGATGAACACTTTGCAGCTTACCTTTATGATGACACGAAGGTAGTTGTCGCAACGGTTCAAGATGCAACCCCCGGCAAGTAGGTGATCTATCATGGCAAGTCTTGACGATCTGAAAACAATGCTAGGGCTTGCGACTGATGATACAAGCCAAGATTCTGTTTTAGCACTGATTCTTAAAAACACTGACTTACAACTGCGATTTAAATTGGCTTTAGGCGTTGGCGAGCAAGTGCCTAATGAATTAGCATATATTCCGATTGAAGTTGCTGTACGGCGCTATAATCGCTTAAAAAACGAGGGTATGACTTCATATACTCAGGAAGGCGAAAGCATCACGTTTAACAGCAACGATTTTGACGACTTTCAGGCTGACATTGACGACTGGCGCAAGCGCCATAGCCAAGATGTTTTGATCACGGTTGACCCGTTCTATCGAAAGCGGGGCGATTAAATGCGTTTTGACCACGTTATCAAGTTTTTTGACAAGTCTGAACGGCACTACGACCCCAAAACACACGGCTATGTAGGCGGAGAAAAGCTAGTTTCAGCCTTGCATGGCAATGTTACTGACATCGGCACGGTTAAGTCGGTGCAATTGTTCGGCGACTATAAACAGAACAGTCTAGTGATACGGCTTTATGCTGCACCGCCTAAGTGGTCTTATCTGACCATTGATGACGGGGCGCAGAAGTATGTATTGCAGACAATGCGAAAACCGTTAAAACTGATCACTTTGATAGTGGGTGAAAGCAATGGCTAAAATCACGTTTCAACTTAAGGGCGCTAGGGAGCTACAACGAGCGATCGCCAAGCGACCTATGATGATGGCAACACAAACGAAAACAATTGTAGCCAAACATGGTGCGCTGCTTAAGACGAAAACGGCACAGAACATGCTTGCTGCATATACCGGGCACATGGAAGGTAGCAAATTTGTTAAGGCAACCGGTACTACTAGGCGTTCGTTGTCTACAACGTTCTCTAATGCTGGTATGACAGTAGCCGTTGCACCACATACCGAGTATTTTCCTTATGAAGATAGGGCTGTTGCATAGTAATATGTAACTTAGCACTGACCAAAATCGGTGGAAAACTTGGTCTAACAACGTTTTTACGAATACGGAACGTGATATAATTATAGTGAGGTGATCACTATGGATATCATTGATCTTTCTAATCGTAAAGGTAATGGTTTTAATAATCTAACTGGCAAGCGCTATGGGAGATTAATAGTTATTGGCTTATCCCCTAAGAAGAGCGGAAGAAAATCATATTGGGTTTGCAAATGCGATTGCGGAAACACAATAGCTGTTAGAAGCGATATGTTAAAAAATGGCAATACACGTTCTTGTGGTTGTTTGAAGCGTGAACAAGATAAAGTTAATCTTTCTAAATTTCACAAAGGATACCATACACCAACTCGACTGTATGATATATGGATGAATGTGAAAGGCAGATGTTTAAACCGAAATAACAAAAATTATTATCGTTATGGAGGTCGAGGCATAAAAATTTATCCTGAGTGGATTCACGATTATAGCAAATTCAGAGATTGGGCTTTTAATAATGGGTATAAAAAATATCTAACTATTGATCGCATTGATAATAATGGAAACTATGAACCTGACAATTGCCGTTGGGTAACTATGAAAAAACAATCTAACAATCGCAGAAGCAACCATAACGTTACCTGGAATGGCGAAACACACACACTAATGGAATGGTCTGAAATTTATTCAATTAACTACGGTACATTAAATGATCGTTACCATCGCGGTGATGTTCCACCACGATTATTCAGACCAGTTAAACCAAGAAGACACCGAGGTAAACATCAGAACTAAAGCGCTGATGTCACCGTAGAGCATAGGGATTGAACCTGTGCTTTTTATTTTGCACAGAATAAAAAATCCCCACGAGTGGTTGGCAACCATGAATATGGTTGAAAATGTATGCCGAACTTACAGGCGACTGTAAGAAGTAAAGGATAAAAAGCCTTTACGATAACAAATGTATCTGGAGTACGGTACTCGGTTCATGTCGGCACGGCCTACGCTTAAACCGGCATTTGCATATCAAAGTGTTCAGTTTGTTAACGATCTAAAGAAAATGATGAAGTAAGAAAGGAGCAACGGCCATGATACCTGAGCAGGAACTATTCGATGCGGTATTTTCGAGAGCGCAAGGGCTAGGTTATACCGTATACGATCATTTGCCGTTAGAGAGCGAGAACGCCCCATATCCGTTCATTAACGTTGGTGATGTAAATTCCACCATTAGTCCATATAAGGACGCCTATGGAGCTAGAATCGACATCACGCTTAATGTGTGGGACATTGGAGAGAATCGCTACAACGTTGCAAAAATGATGAACGCCTTGTCTGCTATCGGACGAGGCGTTTTACTTTCCGAAAATTTCCGGTTCGTTGGTAGGCCGTCGCTGAGTAGCAATCAAATCATTACTGATACAAGCGTCAAAGATACTGTGTTAATGCACGGCATGGTGTCGCTTGTGTTTCAGCTAAGTTAGTTAGGAGTGAGAGAATGGCAAACGATTTAGAACAAATCCAGGGTGTTAATATGGTTGTCTATGCCCGTAAGCTGGCGGAGGCTGCTAAGGTGGCTGGTCAACTTATCCCGTATCAGACAAGCTTAACCATTGACCCACAACGAGATTCCGACACCAAGAAAACCAAGTCGGGGTCTGTAACTACCACGTCGAGCTTGGAAACTGATTTCAAGTTTGAATTTGTGAACAACTGGTCCAAAATCGCAGACCAGTTGCTTGATTCCATTTTCGACAACGAAGAAATGGAATTTTGGGCTGTTAACCGACAACGTAAAAATTCCGAAGGGCAATATTATGCACTGTATCTGCGCGGTAAGGTAACCGAAGACAGCAACGACAACGATCCGGACGATGTTTCGAGCCGTGAAACTACTATCACGGTTGACTATGGCCCGGTTCGTGGTTGGGTAACGCTGAGCGAAGAACAAGAAGCCGAATTGGCTTACATTTTCCGTGGTGTTGGTGCAATCGAAGGTTCACCAAAGAACGATGGTACTGATGGCGCTGGTAAGGCTTGGAACAAAGAAACTGACGCTGGTCAAGGCGTTAGCGACAACTAGGAGGGCTTTTAATGCAAATCAAAGTTAACGGAAAGGACGTCAATCTTAACTTTGGCGTCCATTTCATTCGCGAACTTGATCAAAAAGTCGGTTTGACGCTGACAGTTCAAGGTATTAAGCAAAATTTCGGTATGGCGCTAACTAAGGTTATCCCAGCACTGCAAAGCTATGATGTCGCTGTTCTGGCTGACTTGCTTTATTGTGCTGCGTGGGACAACCAAAAGCGCCCGTCTTTGAACGACATTGACGCTTTCCTTGATGACACTAACACCGACATTGATAAGCTGTTTGATGATGTTCAGAAAGAGCTTAAGTCAAGCAATGCTGCGCGCACTGCGACAAAAAATCTGAAAGCCTAGATAGTCAAGAGAACGACCAGACAAGCGAAGAAACATATCGCATGATCTTGGTCAACTGCCTGGCATATCTAGGCTTTAACGATGTAAAACAGGCAGAGCGTATCACGTTAGCTGAATATCAACTAAGGCTTGAAGCGTACGAACTGCGATCAATTCGCAAGCGTGAGGATCAGGCATATCAAGCGTGGTATAACTACGCTGTTCAAGCAACCACTGGTGGCAAAAATCCAAAGTGGAAGTATGCGTCTGTCCAGAAATTTCTCAAAGATGTTGGCATAACCAAGTCATTATCAGCGATTAACGCCCAGTATGGACGTTCTAACGGCAATGATAAGGAAAATACTACGAAACTGTTTCAAAAGCGCTATAAGGAATTCAGAGAGCTTAAAAAGCGCGGGCTGATTGATATGCAAGCATGGAAAGGTGGCGGTTAGAATGGCACAAGAAATGAGTATCGAGGCGATTCTTTCCGCCGTCGATCAAAATTTCACCAAAACGATGGAAAAGGCCGTTGATAGCCTTAGCAAAGTTGTTGGCGAAAGTAATCAGTCTGCAAGCAAGTTTGCTGCAAATGGTGCTGTTTTCGGTGCGAGTGCTGCGGTTGTAACTGGAGCACTTGGAATGATCAAAAATAGCGTTGGTGAAATCTTTTCTGGTCTTGAAGAATCAAGTGCTGCATGGCAAACATTTGACAGTAACATGTCATATATCGGAAAGTCGAAAAGCCAAATCAGCAAGGTTAGGTCAGAGCTTACCAAATATGCTGCACAAACGATTTATTCATCGTCTGAAATGGCTTCAACGTACAGTCAGTTAGCTGCGGTTGGTATCAAGAACACAACGAAACTTGTTAAAGGCTTCGGTGGCCTTGCTGCTGCTTCTGATAATCCAAAACAAGCGATGAAAACATTGTCGCAACAAGCAACACAAATGGCTGCTAAACCAACAGTACAGTGGCAAGATTTCAGACTTATGCTTGAGCAAACACCGGCCGGCATTTCAGCTGTTGCAAAAGCTATGGGCATGTCTACGTCTGAAATGGTTTCTGCTGTTAATGATGGCAAAATCAAAACGGAAGATTTTTTCAAAGCAATTGAAAAAGTTGGTACAAATAAATCTTTCTCAAAAATGGCTACGCACTATAAAACTATGGGGCAAGCCTTGGACGGTCTTAAAGAAACGATTGCCAATCAATTGTTGCCAGCATATATGCAATTGAGTGCGGTTGGAACTAAAGCAATTTCTGGAATTGTCAACGCGATTGACAATGGCGGGCCAGCAATCCAAATCATTACTGGTCTAGGAATTGCTTTAATGACTTTCATTGGTATTGTAACGGCGGTTGGTATAGCGTTGAAACTCGCTTCACTTGCTGAAATGGCATTTAATGCGGTGTTTTCACTCAATCCGGTTATTTTGATCATTGCGGGTATCACTGCATTAATTGCTGCGCTTGCTTACTTTTTCACTCAGACAGAGGCGGGCAAAAAGGCGTGGAAGTCGTTCTGTGATGTCGCAACTGCTGCGTGGAACGCTTTCTATCCGATTATCAAACCGGCGATTGATATGATTGTTGACGCTTGGAACGGTTTAGTGCAAGCGGTCCAAACTGCTTGGCAAATGCTTCAGCCTACATTCAGTGCTTTGTGGCAAGCATTCCAAGCATTTATGCCGATTATCCAGATGATTGCCGAAGCTGTTGGCGTAGTGCTTGTTGGGGCAATCGTCGCGGTTGTATATGCAATTGCCGGCTTGATTACTGGAGTCATGACAATAATCACAACGCTTATGCCATTGATTCAAGCTGCTATCGGAGTTATCCAAGCTGCACTGTCAGCGATCATGTATCTGATCGGCGCAATCGTATCTGGTTTTGCCGGTTCGCTTTCTGGTTTGATTCAAATCGCACAGTCAATCTGGGACGGCGTTGTCGCTGTATTCCAAGGCGGTTGGCAAGTGCTTAAAGGCGTGTTTGATGTCTTTATCGGCATTATCACAGGCGATTGGACGCAAGCATGGAATGGCATCAAAGAAATATTCAGCGGTATCTGGACAGCCCTTTCTGGAGTTGCCAAAGCCGGTTGGGGATCGATTAAGGGTATCTTTAACGCCGGCGTTGGTTTTATCAAAGGCGTAATGCATTTCAGCCTTAGCGCTGAAGGTGAAGCTATCATGAACAGTCTGCTTGGCGGCCTTAAGAAAGCTTGGGAAAGTGTCAAGTCGTTTGTCAGTGGAATCACAAAATGGTTCCCGAAGCATAAAGGACCTATCAGCGTTGACCGGCGTTTGCTGATTCCAGCTGGTCATGCAATCATGAACGGTCTGGGCAACGGGTTAGTTGATGGCTTTAGCGATGTTCAAAAGTCTGTTCTGGCTATGAACAAGCAAATCACTGATGCAATGCAACCTGATGTATCTGGTTTCGCTAACCGTCTGAACGGCATGGCGAGCGATGTACAATCGCGATTCGCCGGTTCGCTGACTATGCAAGACAGCACTTTGCAAATGCAAAACAACGCGCTTTTGCGCCAAATTGCAGGAAAAGATACAACGATGATTCTTGATTCTGGAGCACTTGTCGGCGCGACGGCTGGCAGTTACGATCAACGACTGGGGCAACGAACAGCATTAAAGGATAGGTGGAGTTAATGGCATTCATATTCAGAGATTTACCGCCAACCGAAGTTGACGTTGACACGTTGCCAAACGTTGAAGGTTTCGCTTTCGCCGATTTCGATAGCATTAAATCTGGTTGGTGGTTAACCGAGCGAACGGCACCAACGCCGGAAGAACAAGAAATCACTGAAAGCGTGCCATATCGTCAAGGTAGCTATGATTTCTCGATGATTGATAACGAGCGTTTTTTCAACAATCGAGAAATCACCTACAAGCTGTTATATGTTGGCGAAGAGTATCACAACCGCAAAGGCTTTGAACAAGAGCTGAAACGACAACTAATGCCCCACAACTGGGGCAAGTTGGTTGATACTCACGAGCCAGTTTATTACTGGTGGGCCAAGTGCAAGAGTGTTGAAGTTGACGATAGCAGCGATGATGAAACGCTTGAAGCGTCAATCGTGTTCACTGCATATCCTTATGCTTACACGAACCATAATGAAGGTGCTGATTATTGGGACGATGTTTTCTTTCCGCACTGGATATGGCAACAAGTCAAGTTCAGCGTCAACGGCAGTCAGGACGTCAATGTTTTTAACATTGGCTCACGGCCGGTTTTATCGTCATTTGTGGTAACTGGTAACGTCAAGGCAAAAGGGAGTTTCGGCGAAGTATCGTTAAACGAAGGAAACTACAAACAAACGCAAGTGGTTCTTGATATTGGCGACAACAAGATCAACTTGTCTGGCAACGGCACGATTGAGTTTGTTTTTAAACGTGAGGAGATGGTTTAATGTATCGCATTATCGGCTACAACGAACCAACCGACAAAAACGGCTTTATCGTGCTTGATCAACGAGTTAATCGCACGGTCAGCGAAGGCAAGTTGACAATCAAAGAAACTGATATTGACGATCTGGAGTTAACTGTAAATCGTGATAACTTGCTGTTTGACAACGTTAGGCCAATGCACACACATGTTGAAGTCTACGATGACGATAAACTGCTGTTTCGTGGACGTGCAATCAAGCCGAAGAAAGAAATGCAGTCAAGCGGGCGTTTTATCAGAACTTACACGTTCGAGGACATCGAAGCGTATTTGCTAGATAGCATTCAGCGGTTCTATGAAGCGGTTGGCCTAACGCCAAAAGAGTTCCTGCAATCGCTGATTGATGTCCATAACAGCCAAGTACCCCAGTATAAGCAGTTCAAGTTGCGTAACTGCAACGTTACCAACAATAAAGATGATGCTTATCGGCAAATCGACTATCCAAAAACGCGGGACGCAATCAAAGACAAGCTGATTAACGAGCTGGGCGGTTATCTGGTAACAGAGTACAAGCCGGACGGCCCGAATATCCTTGACTATGTAACCGATATTGGCAACGATCATAAGAACGATACGCCTATCCAGTTAGCAGTTAACATGCAATCGGCTAGCCTTACGATTGACCCTACAAAGGTTATTACCCGTGTAATCCCACTTGGTAAGCAGTTGGATTCGCAAACCGTTGATGTTAGCGGTGAAAACTCAACCGTAACAACTGGCGGTGGGGCTACAACTGCTATTAATGGCGATTGGACGGAAGCTATCAAGCATGCTGCTAAGATGATGAACGTTAATCTTGACCAGAACGGGTTGAACGCTGTTCTAAGGCGTATCAATCAGGAATCTGGGGGTAGCGAAACGGTAACGAACAACTGGGACAGCAACGCACGGGCAGGGCACCCGTCAACAGGGCTATTACAGTATATTCAGCCAACTTTCGATACCTGGAAGGTGCAAGGCTATGAAGACATTCATAAAGGCTTTCACCAACTTTTAGCGTTGTTCAACGATTCGAACTGGCTTGCTGATATTTCGCGTGCCGGTGGTTGGGGCCCAACTGGTACACGGCGGGTTAATGGCCCAGTTAGTGATACCACGACCGAAACGCTCACAAATGGTTGGGGCTGGCCATTCCCTAACGTTGGCGAAGGCAGTTTTAGCCAAGTACAACGGTTCGGCTATGATGGCGGTTATCGAACAAATTCATTCCATGACGGTTTGGACTTTGGTTCGGTTGATCACCCAGGAAGTGAGGTCCACGCAATCCACGGTGGCACGGTTGTTTTCAAGGGCTACATGGGCGGGCTTGGCAATTACGTTGTAACGCACAGTACGGACGGTTTTAACATCGTCTATCAAGAGGCATTCAGCAGTGCTGGTCAGATTCGCGTCAATATCGGTGATAAGGTCAAAACTGGCGATGTTATCGGTTGGAGAAACACTGACCACTTGCATGTTGGCGTTACCAAAGCCGATTTCTATGAGGCGGTCAAAAAGTCGTTCACGAACGATGGCACGTGGTTAGACCCACAAGCGCTGATCAAAAACGGCGGTGATGGCTCACAGTCTGAGGACGAAAGTAAGAAAGAAGAGGTCAGCAACTCAAACGCTGCTAGACCGAAGCTAACGATTACTAGCGTTAATGAAGGGCGTGATTATATCGATATACCAGACTTGCAAAAAGAGTTTGGCATTATCAACGGTACAATTGAGTTCAACGAAGTAACCGACGCTAACGACTTGATGAACCAAGCGAAAGCGTGGATTAGCGCGCAACGAGTGCCCGAAAGCTGGGAAGTTAGCGCGGTTGAGTTGAACTTGCCTAACTTTGACCATTTCAAAGTTGCCGACCGGTATATGTTCATCAATCCTTATGTAGCGCAATCGCAACTTCTGCGAGTGGTGCAAAAAGAAGTTGATCTATTGCAACCGCACAAGTCAACGCTGACTATCGGCGATAAGTCGTTAGGACTGACCGACTATCAGTTGGAAACGAGCCGTCAAGCGCAAGACCTAGAAAGGGTTAAGGTTATCGTTAGCCGTGTTGCTGAGATTCAAGCGAGCGGTCAGGCGGACACGTCAAGCACGACTACGATTGTCCAGAGTGGGGCAAGTAGCCAAGACGTAACGCAATTGAAGTTTGATATGCAACAACTGCAAACGATCATTAACGATAAGATACCGGCGGGCTATGTATCGCAAGCGGACTTTAACGTACTGAAAGCCGAAGTTGATAAGTTGAAGGGAGCTAACTAATGGCAACTACCGATGATATGAAAAGCATTGCGGAAACGATACGTAAAGCCCAGTACGGAAAAGATGTTCGGGAAGCTATCGCAAAAGGCTTTGAACTGTTAGCTACAAAGCAGGACAAAGTAGACGGTTTTCTGGATTCGTACGGGCTTGATGAAGACACTTTAAACGAGCGATGAAAGAAGGTGAATGAATGGCATTACGAGAAAAGGCACGGCTAACGCTTGATCTAACACGCTATCAAGACCAAATTCTTGATATTAGCGGTTATTTCAAAGGCCGTGTAGGTGATACGGACGATTATTTGCCAGTGTATATCACTAGCAATAGTCTTCCCGTTGATATGCGGGGTTGGAAATACGAGTACGGCGGTGTTGACAGTCAAGGATATGCGCACAAGCATATCTATCCCGTTGAAGCTAACGATCGCAACGATCAAATCGCATTAGGACGGGTAACGTTGCACTTTGACGAGCGCACATTTAACGTGCCTGGACACTGGCAACAATTTTTTGTTCGTTTCATCGGCCGAGATGGTCAGACGGTATCAACCGTTGACATGGATTTTGATGTAATCGATGATCAGTTTTTCGCACACGTTGGGAATGCTGGCCGAGATTATATTGAAGAGTTTGAGCAAATCCTTAAACAAGTAACCGATGAAGGTAACACGATTAAGGGCAAACTTGATGATGCTGGCGAAACGTATAGCAAGGAATTTAACGATTGGTTGACCAAGTATAAGCAATCATTAAGCGATGCAATGGCGGAAGTGAACGACCCTAAGGACGGTTTGTTCGCACGGTATAACTCGCTGCTGCTTATGACGCAACAAATTCAAGAAACGCTGAAACAAGCCCAGTTCCATGATCGAGCATGGCAATTCAGCGATGTTCCGACAATGCAGAGTTATGCTGCGTTAGCTGCGAACGACCTTGCAATCACCAAAGGTTGGGATAACTACGATGACGGGCATGGCGCTGTTTGGCAAATCCGCGTTAAGCACAAGGACGAAACCCCAGATGGTACTAACGTCATTGCGCTGTCTAACGGCATGGTTGCCGAGCGTAACGCAAGCATGGTTACGGCTGATAGCTTGGAAGATTTACTCTACGGGTACGAAATCACAATCGTACACAATCAAGCGGATTATCCAGAACCAAAAGTTATGTATTACGAATACGCAATCGGCACTGAACCAAACGGGCTTGGGAGTGGTCCGAGCGGTTTTGGGCAAACTAACACAAAGCTAGTTCCGTGCATGGCTACGTATCCAGACGCCAACACGATTAAGGTTCGACTACCGCGTAATTTCTACCTAGATGACGCGCCGAACTTTGAATCGAGTGCTGGTGCTTGGTATGTTCACGACGGCTATAAAACGATTAAAGTCAGTCTGGGTAACGTTAACGCGCAACTGGCACTGACTGGAGAAGATAAAGGCAAGAGCGCCCTTGCAGGCGGTTCAGGCTATTTCAGCAAACCAACGAGCCCCACTGATCTGCGAGCTATCTATATTGATGAGCATACGCAACGGCTAGAATGGCGTAACTAAAAAGGGAGGGAGTTAAGTTGAAATACTATATCTATCAAGGTTTAGGCGCTGACGGGGAACTAACCAAGATTGCGGAAGTTACCGACCAGAAAACCTACACGGTTACTGGCTTGCAAGCAAAAACTACCTATCGCTTTGCCGTAAGCAGTTATAACGGCTTGCGTGAAAGCGCCAAGTCGAACATCGTAACGGTAACTACTAGCCAAATTCCAGTACAATCTATCACGATTGCGATTGATAAGACTTCGCTTGAAGTCGGCGGTACTGCTAAGGTCAGCGTAACAGTAACGCCCGCTAACGAAACGGACGGGAACTACACGTTGAGCAGTACAACGCCAACGGTTGCTACGGTTGATCAGTCTGGCAATATCAGAGCGGTTGCACCTGGTACGACCACGATTAAGGCAACTGTCGGCACTAAGACGTCTAACGTGGTTACAATCACGGTCTATGAAGCACTGGTCAACGTATCTAACCTTACTGCTAGCGATGTTACAACTAACTCTGTCAAGCTGAGTTGGACTTAAGCGGGTGATCTTATGCAGTTTCGCATTGAAGATAGTAGCACGAAAAACGGGGCTGCTACTTTGATTGCAACAACGAGCGCCAAATCGTACACGATAACCGGCCTTAAACCCAGAACTAACTATTGGTTTCACGTGTATTCTTGGAACGGGATTCGAGAAGGAGCGGGTTCCTGGCTGGCCGTCAATACGCATGGCATTCGTATTCGTGTTCCTACTACCTTAACAGTAGGGACAACCTACACTGTAACCTATCTTGAATATCCATTAGGTAGCGTTCCAATTGGGACTGAGCCTAGCGGTTTTTTTGGTGGTGGGAATCGTCAAACGTTGTCGGTTGAAGTGGTTAGTGTTGCTAACGGCATTAGCACGCTTGAGATTCTTTCATCGTTTGATAAATTCTCAGACAACAAACTAATGCAAAGATTAGATGATGGTAGCTTTGGCGTATTCGATGGCGTCAAGGCTATTTATTTTAAGAATTAAGAGGTGAAAAAATGGACCTTACTAAGATTTTTAGCGGAATGGACAAAGGCCCTGAAGCTATTCAAGCTAACTTTGAAAAGTTGAAAGATTTCGTCAATGCAACAACTGTAAGTATTGATCACACTAACAATATTGTTCCTGCAATTGGTAAGTTAAAGGATGGTTATAATCAAGCTGACATTATCAAAGTCGGTACTACGCTTAGCATTTTTATGATCGAGTTCACGTTAATTGAAGTCCCAACTTATAACGAGTGGCAGAATATGAAAATTGGTTCTGTGCCTAAAAGTTTTCTGGGAGGAGCTACTCATGCAATCAAACTGCATTACGGCCTTGCAGTTGGCGAAGGTAATCAAAATAACGGTTTTTACACGGCAGATTTCAATCTAGACACTAACACTGGACAAATCAACATGTATTCTCGTTCTCGTTATCCGCACGATTCTGGGAGTCAGCCGATGGTGAATGTATCTGGTGTGTGGTTGCTGTATTAATCGGAGGTGATTATTAATGTCAAAAAAGATTTATTTTTTCGATTCAACGAACAAAAACGCATTTAGCTACTTTGACATCGTTGAAGATGACGCACAAGTTCCCGCAAACGCAACGACTATCGCGCCATTTGACAACGAAGGTAAGCCGTTGCTTAACCCTACCTGGAACGGGTCGGCTTGGGCCGGTGTAGACGAAGAAACTTGGCGCAAGAGTTTACCGGAAGTGCCACATGAAGAAACAAAGGCAGAGCCAAACTCTGATGATAAAACTATCAGCATGCTTACGGCTCAACTGCTGCAAACGCAAATGACGGTTAATCAGCAAGGAAAGCAAATCGCTAGTCTGACCAGTGCACTACTGGCAAACGCAAAGTCAACTAACTAAGAAGCGAGGTAAAAGCTATGTATTCTATTTTTAAGATGTATTACCCAAAGGGCTATTTCACGGTACAACAATGCAAGGACGCGGTTTTTGTCGGTTGGCTGACCGCCGAACAATTCAAGGAAATCACCGGACAAGATTACGTAGCTGCGTAATCTTTTTATTTTGTCGCCTATGAAAGATAACAGTATTGCATAGCAAGGCGGCAGTTAGGAGTTGGGAAATTGGACGTTATTAAGTATCTTGCTGACGGTCCAGGCGTACCATATCATATGCAATACATGGAGCACTTGCATATGCTTGTCGATAACAAAATCGTGTGGCTGTTTGTCTGGATTGTCGTCGCTGACATTATCACGGGCTTTTTGAAGTCTTTGGTTACCAAGAAAACGAGCAGTCGCAAAGGCACTGATGGCTTGATTCGGCACGGGGTATTGCTGCTAATCATTATTACGCTTTATCCTATGCTTGACATCAACGGATTTCGGAGTGCCGGCGACACGCTGATTATCTTTTATGTTTTGTTTTATGCTGTTTCGATCATTGAAAATCTGGGGCAAATGGGCGTACCCGTTCCCGATTTTGTCAAGCAGTATATCTACAAATTAAGTGATGAGTATGTTCACGAAGACAATAACAAGGAGGTCAAAAATGGCACGCGAAATCATGATTGATCTGGCTAGTTATCAAGCTAACCTGACCGCTAACGACTACCGCGCAATCGGTGCAACTAAAGCAATCGTTAAGGTTACAGAAAGCACTAACTACGTCAACCCTTATATTCAAAGCGAAGTAAATAATGCTGCTGCGGGTGGTGTTAACGGCTTTGCATTCTACCATTTCGGACGTTTCACGAATGACGCCGGAGCAAAGGCGGAAGCTGATTTCTTTATCGCAAACGCTAAGGCAAAGGCAAACGTTAAGCCTGGCACGCTGTTAGTCCTTGACGCTGAAATCAACAACATGCCAACGTCAAGCGTTATCGTGTTCTTGGATATGTTGCGCAACGCTGGTTATCATACCGGTTTCTATACCTACAAGTATCTGCTACCTAAGTTTGATCTGGAAGCAATCCACCCGCACTGCGATTTCTTCTGGTTAGCTGCATACGTACTGGCAAACGGTAAAGCAGACGGCAAAGAGCCTAACTTTAACTACTTCCCAAGTGCCAACTACGTTGACGCATGGCAGTATACTGATAACCTGTTAGGTTACAAGGTTGACGGGTCTATCACGCTGACTGACAACGCTTTGGCGCTGTTTAACCCAACCGAAGTTAAGCAACCGGAACAGCCTGCACAACCGACTAACAAGCCCGCTGAAACGGTCTGGAAGGACGCACTGGGCGACGAATGGCACGCTGAAAATGGTACGTTCACGAGTACAACTGCACTGCATCTGCGGTGGGGTGCTAAAGTAACCGCAACGTCAATCGCTGTCTTGCCTTCTGGTAGCGTGATTAAATATGACGCATGGAGCCGTCATAACGGGTTCGTTTGGCTGCGTCAACCACGTGGCAACGGTCAATACGGCTATCTGGTATGCCGAAATGCTAATACTGGTGAGCCTTACGGCACTTTCAAATAACGATTAGACCTAGCTTAACGGCTAGGTCTTTTTTTCGTATCAAAAGGGAGCTTATATAATGGAACAATTAATTTTTTATCCACGTGTTATCAAAGTCGATGACACAGACCGCACTATTAACGTCATAGCGCTTGTTAATGATGAACGGCTAGAATTTACCGACAACATGACTTACACGCTGAAATTGGGCAATCAGAGCGGTTATATCAAGGATATAGCGTTAACCGAACCTTCATTCAGCAGTCAGGAACTTAAAGGCTTGCCGTCTGATATGTACACCGCTGAACTATGGGTTACGAATGGCGATAAAACAAGAATCTATCCTAACAAGGATAAAGGCTATCTGGGTTTGCAAGCCAATGTAACGGCAATGGTTGGCGAAGTGCTGCCAACCTTAACGGTTAGCGAAATCAAGGCTGAAATCGAATCTAAGCTGAAAAATGCGGGTAGCGGTGGCACTGCTGAAAAAGGTAACGATGGAAAAAGCGCTTATCAAATTTGGCTTGACGCCGGAAACAAAGGCACTCAACAAGACTTTCTGAATAGCTTGAAAGGTACTCAAGGCGAAAAGGGCGATCCTGGTAGCAATGGGAACGATGGCAAGAGTGCCTACCAAACATGGCTTGACGCCGGTAACAGCGGAACAGAGCAAGACTTTATCAACAGTCTTAAGGCGCCGAGTGTCGCGCCAACAAAACGTGCTGCGACAAGCCTTTTTGTTGATATGAACGATTCAAAAAATATCATCGGTCGGTTCGACAATGGCTGTTGGGTTGAAATGCGGACGATGGCAAGCTGGGTCCCGTTGTATGCAACTGGTTCAGCTGGCTATGGTAGTGTAACTTCACAATCGTTTGTTCACGATCAATGTTGGTGTAACGTGCTATCCTATATCAACGGTTTTCTGACCGTAAGCGCAATGCAAAAAGCTACACCAGCGCAGTTCGAGTTGTGGAAGTCTTGCGTGGTGCATGAACCATATGCTGATGTTGATCAGTACGACTGGAGCGCTTGCCGTATTACGTCAACCGGTAGCGATGTCGGCGAAGTCGATTTTGCAAAGATGATGTTTGCGGTTGGCCTTTTCACTGAAAGCACAATCTTATCATTAGGTGCAACGAAAAAATCATAGTGTTTAGTCCTAGCTACGGCTAGGGCTTTTTTTATTTTAAATAAAAAACACTGTAAAGTATTGAATATAGTTCTGTACAGTGTTATAATAAATATATCAATTAGGAAAGGGGGGAAGCAAAATGTCTAAACATAAAGGACATAAAAAGAAAAAGAGCGTAAAAGCTTCACCGCTCGAAACCACATCAGCAATCGCATCAATCATTGCGGCGATTATCGCATTGCTAGATTGGCTAGGAGTTAAGCCTTAA